CCGCCTTCGCCCGCGACCTCGCGATCAAGGCGATGGGCCCGGCGCGCATGCTGGCGCGGCAGGACTGGATCTACGACTGGCGGATGTGAGCGGCCGCATCGGTCCGGCAGGCGTTTTCCGGCCTGTTCAGTACACCGCACTGCTCGAACGCGACGGCGGCTGCGGCTTGGGAGGCGCGGCCGGTGCTGCGGGCGGCGCCGCTGCCGGCGCGGAGGCGCGGCACTTGTCGCGTTGCCAGGCTTCTTCGGCGAATTTGGCCTGCCCGCGCACCGAGATATATTCGTTGCGATAGGCGAGTTCGGCGACCACCGGGCCGGCGGCGCCGGTCTCGGCCTTCGCCATCAGCCGCTGCAATTCCGTGGTGCGCGCGGCCAGGTTCTTGCGTTCGGTCTCGAGCTGCTTGCAGTCGTAGAGCTCGTATTTGGCGGGATCGGCGAAGGCCGTCGACATGCCGTCGCTCAGCTGGGCGCAGCCGGAAACCCCGGCGCCAAGCACGGCCAGCGCCGCCGCGAGGGCGGCGCGCGGCAGCGGCGGGAATGAGAACAGGCGAGCGATCATGCGACTTTGGTAATCCGACAATCTTGCGGTTGCGTAAAGCAGGCGGCGGTGACCGGATTGAGGCTTTGCCAAAGCGCCCCCGCTCGCTTAAGGGAATGGGTGCGCCTTTCTGCGCAAACGGTCCATTTCCATAATTCAAGAATACACGCTAAGTATCTGATCTTGCAACTAAAGCGGACGTGGCGGAACTGGTAGACGCAAGGGACTTAAAATCCCTCGATGGCAACGTCGTGTGGGTTCGAGTCCCACCGCCCGCACCAGCTTGAATTTCATAATAACATCAATTACTTAAGATGGGAATGGTAGCTCATTTTGTAGCAATGTTGTGGGTATAGTTTTGGACTAAGCAGTAATTCCGCGCTTCGTAACGCATCTATACAATAAAGCGATACGGTTATACTGAATAGTCGCCTTTATTCTGACACTATCAAAGCACAGAATAGTAACGCCGACGGAAGCCAGTGCTCACTTAATCGAGCGCCATGCACCTAGGGCAGCAACAAAGTCGGGGAATTTTCCCCGCCGTTCGCAACCAGCGACGGCACCCCTTTTGTTAGCGAGCCAAGTTGTCGGTTACGTCGCGATTCCAAAAACTCTTCGGCCTTGAGCCCAAGGGCGTGCTCGGCACGTCTGATGACTGGATGCTGGAACTGTTCGGCGCGATGCCGGCAATCTCTGGTATCTCAGTAAGTCCGCGCGTCGCCATGACATGCGCGCCCGTGCATTGCGCGGTGCAGGCCATCAGCGAGGCAATCGGCCTCCTACCCGTTCACACGTTCAAGCTGGGCGAGGACGGCACAAAGACCCCCGCGACTGATCACCCGGCCTATACGCTGCTTCACAGCGCTGCCAACGAATGGACAAGCGCGTCCCAATTTCGCGAAGAAATCACGCGGGATGCCCTGCTCTTCCCGCACGGCGGCTTTGCATTCATCAACCGGGTAGACGGCAAGCCCTTCGAACTGATTCGTTACAATCCAGAGATCAACCCGGTTGCTGTCCAATATATCGATAGCGAACCGTTTTACCGCGTCGGCGATGTTGAAATCCCGCGCCAGAACATGCTGCACATTCCCTCACCGTCTTTCAACGGCTGGGGATTAGTCAACGAAGGCCGCCAAGTCATCGGCCTCGCCATCGCACTTGAGCGCTACGCCGATCGGCTTATGGGCAACGGCGCGCGCCCCAGTGGCGTGCTCAGTCTGAAGGGCAAACCTGGCCCCGCCGATATCACCAAAGCCGCAACGGCTTGGAACGCCGCGCACGGCGGTTCGAAATCGGGCGGCACTGCCGTAATTCCCGGTGAAGTGGATTGGAAACCGCTGCAATTCACATCGGTTGATGCGCAGTTCATTGAGATGCGCAAGTTCGCCATCAACGAGATTGCGCGGCTGTTCCGCGTCCCGCCTCACATGCTGTTCGAAATGGACCGCGCCACGTGGTCCAACGTCGAACAGATGGGGGCCGAATTTCTCACCTACACGCTGATGGTTTGGATTCGGCGTTGGGAAAACGAAATCATGCTGAAGCTTTTCACGCCCGAAGAGCGCGCATCCTACGTCGCAGAATTCCAGACTGATCAATTCGCGCGGCCCGACTATTTGGCGCTGATTGAAGCGCTCGGCAAAGCCGTCGCCTCGCGCATTTTCAACCCGAACGAAGCGCGCGCCATGATCGGCAAACCGCCCTATGCGGGCGGAAATGCATTCGAAAACCCCAATACGACAACTGCGGTTTTGAAAAACTGATGCTTAGAACCATTCACCTACACGGCCACCTCAAAGAGAGTTTCGGCCCGAGCTATCGCTTCGACGTTGCGACAGCAGCAGAAGCGCTTAAGGCGCTCAACTGTGCGTTTCCCGGCAAGTTCATCACTGCCCTCAAAGACGGCAGCTACAAGCTTGTGCGAGGCGCGCTGCGCACTGGCGCGGTCCTCGATATGGAGCTGATCAATGAATTGAAGCTCGGCTCGGCTGATCTGCACTTGATCCCGGTGGCCGAAGGCGCGGCTATGTCGCAGACCGCGAAGGGAACGACCAAGATTGTTCTTGGCGCAACGCTGGTTGCCGGCGCGATCTTTATGTCAGGCGGCACCCTCGCCGCCCCCTTGGCCGGAATGAGCACAAGCGTTCCCGGCTTGTTGGGCATCACCTACGGCAACGTTGCCCTGATTGGCCTTGGTCTGGCACTTGCCGGTGTTTCAACGCTACTGACCAAGCCTGCGGTTAGCACGGCATCAAACGGCGTGACCACCGCCGGCAGCAATATCGGCAATGCAGGTCAACAGGGTAACGCAATCCCGCTGATCTACGGCGAAGTGCTGGTTGGATCCACCGTGATTTCGGTGTCTTCCACCGTTGAAGATATCGACGTTTACGCCAACTCAGCCGGCAGCATCGAAACGGCCTTTGGCCACTCGCCCTCATACTGGAGTGGCGCATCATGACCGTTGCTGCACATACCGCGTTCTTTGGCGATGCCGAATACCCTTTGCGGCTTAATCCCGTTCTGATCATTGAACTTGAGCACAAGACCGGCGCGGGCATCGGCGCGCTATGCGCCCGCATCTTCAATCGCCAGTTCGCACAAGCCGACATCATCGAAACAATCCGGCTCTCATTGATCGGCGGCGGCCTCAAGCCAGAACGCGCCGCTGCATTGATTGCCAGCTACGCGGCCGATCGACCGCTTTCGGAAACTCACCCCGTCGCCGTGGCGATCTTGGAAAATGTCTGGTTCGGCCAGCCCAATCATGAGGCGGTCAATGGACAGGCTTGAAATCAAAGCGGCAATCACCGTTGACGACGCTGGCACCATCACCGGCATGGCGTGGCCGTTCGGTTCTGCCGATAGCAGCAACGACATGATTACCAAGGGCGCATTCAATTTCGCCGTTGCCGAGCTTCCGATGCTGTTCGGGCACAATCCTGACGATCTCATCGGCACATGGAACGAAGCGAGCGAAACAGCCGACGGCCTTGTCACTAAGGGCAAGCTCCACATGGAACAGCCCCGCGCCCGCGCGGTGCACGGTCTGATCAAGGGTGGTCTCGTCACCGGCCTCTCCATCGGCTTCAAAACCAAAGCATTCACACGTCAAGGTCGCGGCCGCCTGATCTCCGCGCTCGATCTTTTTGAAATAAGCGTCGTGCGCAACCCCATGCATCCGCGCGCTCGCATCCTTTCCGCCAAGTCGGAAAACACGGCCATCGCCGTCGCCGAAATTATCACCCGCGCGACGGCCGCGCTCTGGACCAAGGAACACCACTAAATGAAAAACGCTCTCGCCCTCGAATTCAAAGACGCCGACGATGACACCGATCCGGCAACCATCGTCACCAAGGCGCTGGCTGGTTTCCAGACAGCATTTGATGATCGCCTGAAGGTCATCGAAACCAAATCCGCCGACGACGCCAAGCTCAAGGCTCGCCTTGACGCCATGGAGGCCAAGCTCAATCGCCCTGGCACTCTGGAGCTGAAGTCCGACAACGATAACGGCGGCATTGATCGAAAGGCGTTCGCTTCATTCGTTCGCAGCGGTCGCGAAGCGATGGACCCGCTTGAAGTGAAAAGCCTCGTCGTCGCGAACGACGCTGGCGCTGGCTATCTGGCACCGCCCCAGCTTTCGACAGAAATGATCAAACAGCTCACGCTGTTTTCGCCCGTTCGCGCGGCGGCCTACGTTGGCGCAACCGGCTCCCCGTCGATCATCCTGCCGACGCGCACGGGTTTGACGAATGCCCTGTGGGAGGGCGAGGTTGAAGCGTCCGAAGAGTCAGAGCCAGCTTTCGGGCAGTTGGAAATCCCGGTGTTCGGGATGAAGACCTACACGGACATTTCGGTCCAGCTCCTCGAAGACTCGGTTCAGAACGTTGAAGCCTTGCTCTCGGAAGCGCTCGGTGAGGACTTCGGCAAGAAAGAGGGAACTGCATTCGTCAACGGCACGGGCAACAAGCAGCCCCGTGGCATCATGGTGCACCCCGGCGTTAGCTACTTCCCGAACGGCAGCACGACCGTTCTGGACGCGGATGCCTTGATTGACCTGATGTATTCGCTGCCCCCGGCGTATCGAAACCGGGGCGCGTGGATGATGAACGGCACCACCATTGCCGCGATCCGCAAGCTCAAGGATACCGTCGGTCAGTATCTCTGGCAGCCGAGCCTCATTGTTGGTCAGCCGGATACGTTCCTTGGCCGCCCGGTAATCGAGGCAATCGATATGCCGAACGCCACTGCTGGCAATTTCCCCATCGTGTTCGGGGATTTCAATATGGGCTACCGCATTTACGATCGCGTAGGCCTGACGTTCATTCGCGACCCGTTCACCCAAGCCATTAACTCGCTGGTTCGCTTCCACGCGCGCCGCCGTGTTGGCGGTGACGTGGTGCGCCCGCTCGCTCTGCTCAAGCTCAAGATGGCTGCAAGCTGATCACCACCAACTGTTCAGGCGCGCCCCGCGCCTGAACGCCCCATCATCTTTCAAATAAGGACCTACCCCAATGCGCGACACCTACAATAACCTGAAGTTCGTTCCGGCCATCGCGCCGGTAACGGCAACCGACAACACGCCGATTGTCGGCGCGATCGTCAGCAATGCCGGCTTTCAGTCCCTCACCTACGCCATCCAGACCGGCATTCTCGCCAGCGCAAACGCGACGTTCGCAGTCTTGCTGGAAGAATCGGACGCGCCCGATCTGAGCGGATCGAATCCGGTTGCCGCTGGCGACATGCTTGGAACCGAAGCGCTTGCGGGCTTCACGTTCGCAAATGACGATGCCACCACCAAGCTCGGCTATATCGGTGGCAAGCTCTACACCCGCTTGACGATCACACCGGCTGGCACCCCCGGCAGCGCGCCCATTTCGGCATTGGCTGTTCTCAGCCACGCCGACGTTCGGCCCGTGGTTTAAGAGAGTGCAGCTCGCAGATGAAAAAACGATTGAGTTTGCACACGAAGTCATACGGCTTCGTGCGTCACTGCGAGCTGCCTTTCGTTTGGAACGTCAGCACGGCGGTTTCGATAAGATCATTCACGCGATTGCTGGCGGTAATCTTGGTGTTATGGCCGATGTAGTCCGCGAGAGCGGCAACGCTGATCTGCTCAATTGCATCGGCAAGCTTCCTCTGCGTGACGCCATTGCGCAGCTTGTTGACCCTCTCAGTGCGCACGTCCTGGCTCTTGCTGGCGTCGACGCTGATTCGAGCACCGCCAAATCCGGTGCTGAACGCATCCCGTTCTCTGAATATTTCCCGATGCTGTTCCGTCTGGCAACCGGGTGGTGCGGCATGTCGCCAAGTGAAGCATGGGCAGCAACGCCGGCCGAAATCACCGAAGCCTACAAAGGCCGCCGCGAATTGCTTAGTGCCATGTTCGGCGGCGGCAAATCGACCGATGAACCCGATGACGAAGAGTCACGACGCGAATTGAACGCGATCGGCGACCTAACCAATTTCAATGTGTAGGCCAGCAATGCCAATGAAAGCACCACGCATCTGTAGCTGCGGCGCGATCGTCCGTCACGGCGTCATGTGCGTCTGCCAAGCGAAGCGCAAGGCTGAAGCCGATCTCAACCGGCCATCAGCTTCAGCGCGTGGCTATGATGGCAAGTGGCAGCGTGAGAGCAAGCAATTCCTTGCGCTCCCTGAGAACCGTCTGTGCGCCTGCAAATGCGGTCGCGTTGCCAACATGGTTGATCACATCGTTCCGCACCGTGGCGACAAGCGCCTCTTCTGGTCGCGATCGAATTGGCAACCAATGGCAAGCTCGCCTTGTCACTCAAGCCGCAAGCAATCCCTCGAACGTCGCACTGCCAATAGGAACGCCCAATGACTCGCCTAACAACTCGCCTGACCTACAACGGCCAAACGGACACCATCAACGGATGGTCGATCAGACTCGGCATCAGCAAGTCAGCGATATACCAGCGCCTTGAGAATGGTTGGACCGTAGACGAAGTGTGCGCCAACAAGCGCGTTAATCGTTGTGCACGTAGGGTCAAGTCAACACCATCAACACCTGTCAATCATCAGTTGGAACTGTTGAAAAGAATGGACGTGGTGTTGCAGCGTGAGGTTACTCGCACTCTTCGCCAGTTCTGCCGCGACCTCGAAGCCATAGTCAGCCGGGGGGTAGATCGCGACTTTGCAAAATGGCCTGTTGACCGGTCAATCTCAGTCGCGCGTGGTTTGCCCGAAATAGGGAATTCGTAAAAATGGCGATTTCCCTCGACGACATGAAGGCGCACCTCCGCGTCACAATTACCGACGATGACGTGATCATTGCCGACAAACTGGCGACCGCAACCGAATGGGTGTCACTTTATACGGGCATTCCGACCGACTCCGCCACGCCGGGACCGGTGAATGAGGCCATCCGCCAGCTCACGGCGCACCTCTATGCCAACCGGGAAGCCTCTTTGGTTGGCGTTACCGCCCAATCCCTACCCTTCGGCGTGCTGGATTTGATCACTCCCTACACCCCGTTTGTGTTCGGATGACCGCTTTTGAACCCTCATTGGACCTGCAAAAGGGCATTCGGGCGCGTCTACTGGCGAGCGCGGACCTGATTGCTCTGGTTCCGGCCGATAATGTGCTGGACAGCACCGGGCGGCCTGAACTGATGCCTGCGGTCGGCATTGGCGAGGGTCAGACCGTCTACAAGCGGTTCAGCTCGACAACGCACGCCACCTTGCACGTTTGGGTTCAGGAACCTGGCCTAACCACGTCAAAGCAGATCGCCAGCGCCATTGTCGCGGCCCTCAAGGTTGATGCCCAGATTGAGGGCGTCCTGATCCTCGATAACTTCGTCTGCCTTGACCTACAGGTGACGCAAACCCGGTTCTTGCGCGACCCGCACGGCTCCTACTCCCATGGCGTCGTCAGCGTCGCCGGCATCCTGCTGATTACGCGATTTTGTGAAGCTCTGAACGACGTCATCGACGCCTCGCTCGCATTCTCTGTCGCGACCCGCGGCCTCGGCGCGCTGCTGACGGCGATAGCGCTGGCCTTCGGACTGTGGCGCGTCGGCGCAGACCCCGCGGATGCCGATTGCCTTGGTCCTTTGGTGACGCGGCGGCAGAACTGGTTCGCCATTCT